CACAATTATAAGTAAATAGGTACTGTTCGCCAATACCTGTACCAGGATTGAAGGTGTACGTACTCAACACACTTGTCGAAACCACACCATTCAAACTACTTCCAGGCATCAACACGTTACTTGTGCCCAATGGCAGCGCATTTGTTGAACCTGTCAACCGAAAATGATCGGCAGCACCTTCTGTTATGACCGACGGTATCTTCGGTTTGTAAAACTCAATTTCATAAGTTATCCACAATTCACCGATAGAACCGCCATCCGCTTGCATTCCCTGAGTAGCAACATTTACACGACCGAAATCATATAATCTTAAGTCACCTTCACCTTCATCTTCAGTGCGTACATACAGTTCACTTATCGTGGACTGTTGTTTTGCACATTCAACTGGATGTATGAAACTCTGATATGGGACTGCCGAACAAGCGTACTGATAATTCTCTAACGTATGCTTGGTCAAGAAGGGCTCATCATATACATCATACTGGGTAGCAATCATGACAACACCCAGTGCAGAATTTGCACCAGCGGCCAAGATTGATGTTGCTGACATAGTTTTATATTCAACCAACATGCCCCGAATCCTATATTGCTCGAAAGATCGTGCAATACTCGACAGCCATGGAAATGAATCCCCAAGGCCAGGATTAATGATGTAAGGGGTATTTGTGAAGGCAATCGTGCCTGTAATATCACCTAAATACTCCCGGTGTCTGATGACGACACCACCCTTAATGTTCGAATTGGAAACGACAGGAGGGTCATTTCCACCCCTCATTAAAGTATTTTGCCGGACACTGTAATCGCCGAAACCACGTACCACATTCATGATACCACGTTCCACCATTGAACCAGCGCCTTTGGCTAATTGTCCACCATAATTGCGAACAACATCCCGCAACGGCGGGTAGGTCATCTGAACTTGACGGTTGTTTCTTGTTTTAACAGCACGAGCTCTAGGCGGTCTACGAGGTAGAGCCACCATTTTGGGCACTGCAACCAATTGAGCAACACGATTTTTATTTCCTTTACGTCTAGGCATTTTTAAAATGATTCAACACAGAATAATATTTCGAGCAGCGATAATTTGTACCGAAAACAGTCGAATATTGTGGAATATCCAACCCAGAATACCTATTATAATAATAGATTGTTTCGGCGGGGCAATACTTATTAATCGCCCAACAGTTTATGTTCTGCATGACCTTCAAGTTATCCAAATAATACTCAATTTCCAATTGATCGACCACGTTGACTTTATACAACTTTTCCATCAACAGCCTGGTTTTATAACCCACTGGTCGATTTGGCAATCCATTTTTGTATTTTTGGTACATACGACTAAATTTTTCCTTATTA